TAGTTGAATCTAGTTTAATTTATTGGGCGGCTGGGGCTATAGCAGGATGCGATATAAATAAATCTAATACTAATAAAAAGTATGATGGTGAGTTTGATGTTGATGTTAATTATACACAAATACAACTTGAAGAAGCTTTAAAAACTGGTAAATTTATATTCCACAAGGTGGGAGATGAAGTTCATGTGTTAGAGGACATAAATACTTTTGTATCATTTACAGATGATAAAAATGACGATTTTTCAAGTAACCAAAGTGTTAGAGTACTTGACCAAATTGCTAATGATATTGCAACTTTATTTAATGAAAAGTATTTAGGTAAAGTTCCGAATGATAAGGCAGGAAGAATAAGTTTCTGGAATGATGTTGTTAAACACCATAAAGAATTAGAGAATATAAGGGCAATAGAAGATTTTAAAACTGATGATGTTAGTGTAGAGCTTGGAAATGACAAGAAAACTGTTATAGTGAGTGATGCAGTTAAGGTTATAAATGCTATGAGCAAGCTTTATATGACTGTTTCAGTTAGTTAAAGAAAGGAGTGTGATAAATAGATGTCTAAAAACGCACCTATGAACGTTAAAGATACAATAAGTGCATCTTTAGCAGAATGTTTTGTAACAATAGAGGGTAAAAGATATAATTTTATGCAAGCTATTAATTTAGAAGCTAAGATGGAAAAAACAAAAAGTGAAGTACCAATTCTAGGAAAAACTACAAAGGGTAATAAAACAACAGGTAGTAAAATTACAGGTAGCGCAACATTTCATTTCAATACTTCTATATTTAGAGAGCTTCTCTATAGGTATAAAGAAACTGGAGAAGACATTTACTTTGATATACAAGTTACTAATGAAGACCCAACAAGTTCAGTAGGGAGACAGACAGTAATTTTAAAAGACTGTAATATGGATTCAGGCATAATTACTAAGTTTGATGCTGATGGAGAATATTTAGAAGAAGATATGGACTTTACATGCGAGGATTGGGAATTAGTTGAGAAGTTTAAAACATTAATAGGGATGGAATAAAATACACATTTATAAATTATAGATGTGTATTTTATATTTATATAAATAAGGAGATGGTTAAAATTAAAGATAAATACAAAATGAAAGACTCAGTTTCATTTGACTATAGTAATAAAAGAAAGATAGAAGAATGTGTAGGGGAGATGTATAGAAAAGCAGGATTATTTTTAGTAGATATTGCTGATAAACTGGCACTTGACACAATTGAAGGTTCATCATTAAAACCAATTACAATAACAATCAAATTAGATGAAAATGGTATTACAACAATAGAAAAACAAACAAAATATTTAGTTATGGAGGTAGAATAATATGGGAGATTTAAACGCTTTTTTAAGTCAAAATGCAATAAAAGTAGAGAATAGAAAGTATGTAGCAAGTAATAGATTTATAAATGAAGAAGGGAAAGCGATAGAATGGGAAATAAGAGCATTATCTTCAGAAGAAGATGCTGCAATAAGAAAAAACTGTCCAAAGAGAGAGCCAATTTTAAATAAAAAAGGTAAACATACAGGACAATACAATACTGTAACTGACTACAATAAATATTACGAAGAACTAAGTATAGCTTGCACAGTTTTTCCTGATTTGAATGACTCAATGTTACAGGATAGTTATAGAGTCATGGGGGCTAATCAGCTACTTAAAGCAATGTTAACTCCTGGTGAATATACAGAATATGTCCAAGAGGTTTTGGATATAAATGGATTTGATAATTCATTTGAGGATAAGGTAGAAGAAGCAAAAAACTAATTTATGAAGGTGATTATGATTCTAATATAGCTCATTATTGCCTTCATAAGTTTAAATGGAAACCGCATGAATATATGGATTTACCAGTTGATGAAAAAGCATTTGTTGCTGCTTCTATAGATATCAAAGTAGAAGAAGAAAAAGAAGAAGCTAAAAAAGCTGACAAAGATGCAAAGAGAGGTAGAAGAAGATAATCTCTGGTGTAAAAATTTTACTAATATAGTATAATATATTTAAAAATTGTACTGGGGGATTAAATAAATGGGATTGTTTAGTAAAAAGAATAAGAAACCTTGTTGTATTTGCGGAAGCGAAAAAGGACTTATGCCATCTATAGAAGGTGAAAATTTTTGTACAGCTTGTAATTGCAAGTACATAGATTTCTCTGAAAATATTTTAAAAGTAACTAGTATTATGAAAATGATGTCAAACTCAGAAGGAATGAAAAAGTTTATAGAAGTTGAAAAGAAAAATTTAAAATTGTTAGAGAAGTTCACCGAGACAAAAAGTATAAATTCTTCAATTTCTTTTGATGAAGAGCAAAATCTTTTAAAAATATCATATAAAAATAGAAATCAAATATTAGTAGAGAAAATAATAAAATTTGATGATATATTAGAATTTGAACTTTTGGAAGATGGAGAAACTATAGTTAAAGGTGGTTTAGGTCGTGCTATAACTGGAGGAGTCTTATTCGGAGGTACAGGGGCTGTAGTTGGAGGAATTACAGGTAAAAAAACAAGTAGAAAAGTTGTAGAAATATTTAAAATAAAAATAACTGTAAAGGACATAAATAATCCAATTGAATATATAAATTTAATTAATAGTAAAGTAAAAACAAACTCTTCTATTTATCAGAAAGCTTTTTCTGATGCTCAAGAAATATTATCAATACTATCAATAATTACAAAATATAATGTAATGGAAGACAAAAAAAAGTCTATATCTAGTTCTACAGCTGATGAAATATTAAAATATAAGAATTTGTTAGATATGGAAGCTATTACACAAGAAGAATTTGATGCTAAGAAAAAAGAATTGCTAAATTTATAATATATAAGCACTTACTTAAAAATAAGTAAGTGCTTATATTATGTTAAAAAAGAAAGGAGGTTAAAAATGGCAACTATACAAACATCTATCCGAATTTTCGACGGAATGACACCTGCTTTTAGACACATGAATAATGCTATGAATATTGTATTAAGTTCATTCGAGCAATTACAAAGAACATCTAGCAATGCTATAGATGCTAATAGTATTAGAACAGCTAGAGAAGAACTAGCACGTGCAGAAGCTGGGTTTGATAGATTAGAACAACAAATAAGAGAAGCTGATGAACAACAAAAAAGATTTAATGATGATATTAGAAAAGGAGCAAGTAGTACAGATAAGTTAGTAGAAAATGCTAAAAGATTAGTAGCAACTTATATTGGATTGAGAAGTGTTGGTGGTTTGATTAATTTAAGTGACCAAATGACGAGTACTAATGCGAGACTAGCTATGATAAATGACGGGCAACAATCTGATGGAGGACTCAACAAAATGATATTTCAATCAGCGGAAAGAGCAAGAGCATCTTATTTAGATACTGCAAAAATTGTAAGCAGAGTGGGCATGAATGCAGGCAAAGCATTTAGTAGTACAAAAGAAATAGTAGCATTCGCGGAACAACTTAACAAGAAATTTGTAATTGCAGGAGCAACAACAGAAGAAACTAATTCAGCACTTTTACAACTTACACAAGGTTTAGGAAGTGGCGTGTTAAGAGGCGAGGAACTAAATGCTGTGTTTGAGTCAGCACCTAATATTATTCAGTCTATTGCCGATTATCTCGAGGTCGATATAGGGAAGATAAGAGGTATGGCAAGTGAAGGAATGTTAACAGCAGATATTGTAAAAAACTCCTTACTTTCAGCGGCGGAGCAGACTAATGCAGAGTTCGAGAAGATGCCTTATACATTTGGACAGATTTTCACATCTATCAAGAATAATGCAGTCATGATATTTGGTGTTATACAGAAAAAAATAGAACAATCTATGTCTAGTAAGGGTTTTCGAACCTTTATAGATAATTTTATAGATTCGTTATATGTTTTAGGAGCAGTTGCATTTAGTATTTTTAATGGAATTATAAATATATTAGGAAGTCCATTTTTTCAAGCATTTGTAAATGCTATTATTGTAGGTGTTAGTCTGATAGTGCAAGTGCTTGGCTGGGTAATAACACAAGCATTAAATATTACTAATGTATTTGCTCAGAACTGGAGTATTATTGCACCAATAGTACTTGGAGTTGCAGCTGCTATGTTAGTATATAACAATGCACTATTACTTAGTATAGCTAATAAAGTAAAAGATATTGCGTTATCTGCTAAAACTTTAGCGATGAATTTTGCTCATATAATAGCAGAGTCTTATAGAGCAGCAGCATTAGTAGCAAGCACAATTGCACAGGACGGATTGAACGCAGCAATGGCAGCTTGCCCTATCACTTGGATTTTATATGGAATTATAGCCATAGTTGTTGCCTTTTTTGTAGCTATAGCTGTAATAAATAAATTCGCAGGAACATCTTATTCAGCAATTGGAATTGTTGCAGGAGCATTATCGGGTTTAACAGCATTTATTATAAATAGTGTATTTTTCTGGATTAATGTTTTTATATCATTTGCTGAGTTTTTTACAAATGTATTAGACCATCCAGTTTATTCAGTAAAGAAATTATTTTTTAATTTAGCCACAGCAGTATTAAATAATCTTATATCTATGACAAAAGGATGTGATGAATTTGCTACTAATTTAGCAAACTCTATTATAGATGGAATTAATGGGGCATTAAAAGCTTGGAATAAATTTGTAGATGTCTTAAATAAATTTGGAGGACTTGCAGATAAGTTAGGACTTGGAAAAGCTGATATGGTTGGTCATACAAAGTCTATTACAAGTACACTACAAAAAGCTAAAGGTGATTTAAATAAGTGGCTTGGAGCAGAGCCAGAGGGATACAAATCCTTTAAACAACTAGAGTACAAAAATGTCGGAGATTGGGCTAAAAATGGATATGCATTTGGTCAAAACTTAGAAAACAAATTAAAAGATGCTTTTGACATCAATAAAATAGCAGAAAAGGCTAAAAAGGATTTAGGACTAGATGACCTTTGGGACAAAAAATACGGTCTTGGTGACGGACTCGGTTCGGCAGGGCTTAATTCTCCGCTCAGCGACGCTGCAAAAGGAGCAAAAGATACAGCAGGAAACACAGCTAAAATGGCAAAGACAATGGATAAAAGTCAAGAGGACTTAAAATACTTAAGAGATATAGCTGAACAAGAAGTAATAAACAAGTATACAGGAGTCAACATTAAAATTGACATGAACAATACAAACAACATAAGTAAAGATACTGACTTAGATGGAATAGTTAATGTATTAACTGAAAAATTAAACGACGCCATGGTTGTATCAGCAGAAGGCGTAGTTTAGAAAGGAGGTGTAATCGTGGCTTATGACTTTTATTTAGATGGAGTACAATTACCAATACCTCCGCCAAAGTTAGAGATTAAAGTTACAAATAAAAACAAGACAGTTGATTTGATAAATACTGGAGAAGTAAACATACTAAAAAAAGAAGGATTATCTGAAATAAGTTTTGAAGCAGAATTTACACATAATAAGTTGCCATTCTATCGT